CTGCTGTACTTCGGGGACCCAGCGTTCCATGGGGCCTTCACCCACACCAATGACCAGTTCATCACCAACCCCCCAGGCACCGGGTCACTGGGTCCGCAGTCCTATAGCGCAATCAAAGTGAACCTCGGCGTTCCGACGAACGCCGCCACGCTGATTAATTGCGCTGTCCAAGACTTCAACGTTCCGCCGCTGCCGCTGTCCAACATCGACGGCTTCATCGTTCGCTTCCAGGACGGGCAGCTCACCGGCATCCGGGGGCTGAGCATTTCCGATACGCCGGCCAACAACATCGCCGGAACGTTCACCATCCAGGACACGTTCGACTACGGCGGACCCGTCTTTCCGATTGCCGAGCCGGACACCGACTACCTGGTCACCGTCTCACCCCAGAGCTACCTCGGCTCCGCTCCGGCGGCTGGAGCCAATCGCCCGACGTTTGGTCTCGTCAAACGCCAAGATGGATTTTCCTTCCCGGTGGAGGTGGCGCCCGGAGCCGGGAGCACCGTTGTCTACGCCTACAGCATCATCCGGAGCCTGCCCCCGCCGGCCCTCTTTGTTTTTCTTCCGGCCATCCCCAGCACCGCCGTCAATCCATTTGCTGGAGAGCTCAACACGCCGTTCTCCGTTGGCGTCACGCTCGAGCCCAACGGCCAAAACTGCTTTGCGTTCAACCACAGCGCTGCGCGCGAGTGCATCGTCGAGGCCGGAACGGTTCCAAGCGGCACGGACTGGTGGGAAATGGCCTTCCAGAACGGCGACATGCAATTGGAGTTTGGGTATGGCCCCGGTGCCATCGACATCAACCCATGCGTCAGGAACGGCCATCTGCTGAGCCTGCTCAATCCAGGCTCGCACAACGCCGGCTTCCGCTACACCGGCGCCAACATCCAGCCATTCTTCGACGGGCAGATTGTCACCATTTTGGCAGGGAGCGTCGGGACCCAGCAGACACCCATCTACGTCGGGGAGCGCTTCGATACATCCGAGACGCTGACCCTGGCCCTGCTCCACAATCTCAAGCTGGACCACCGCTACCTGAGCGTCGTGTCCAATGACAACACCATCGGGCCCGGGACTCAGGACCAGGCGGCCTTTTTCGGAGACAGCTGGACATACGGGTATTTCAGCACCAGCACCGCGGGCGGATTCGCGTCACAGATTGCCGATGCCGCCTATGGCTCTGGCGGCACGGACACCTACTACTGGATTGCGGCCATCGGCGGAGGTGAGCTCCTCACCACGCCTGGCTTCAACAACAACCTGCTCACCAACTTCTGGGAGCCCTGGCAGGGAGCGCCGACCGCGCCTCCGCTGGTCGCCCTCTGCGTCATGGCCGGCTGGACGGACATCCTCCAGGGAAGGACGGCCGTCGACATCTACGCTGCGCTTGTCTCCGTGCTTGAGGGCGAGATAGCGGAGAACACCTGGAGTCCGCCGGTCTCCACCACCACGCCAGTCGACCAGCATGCCTTCTGCGAGTGGTTCTGCCCGACGTCAGGGACGGCCACCCTCGTCACCCCGACCCACACCTTCAACATCACCTTCAACACCAACCAGCTCACCACCATCAACGATGCCATTGCGGCCATCAATGCCAATGCGCCGACGGCAGCCATCCTGACGCCTTCGGCCAAGCTCCAGAATGACGGCGTGTCCTATGGCCTCTGGCTCTCCGCCGTGACACCGGGGACGGCGGGCAACGGCATCGCCTGCTCCACCAATGGCAACAACGGCGCCATCATGTACGGTGACATCGGCGGCAACTTCGGAGGCGTGGGCCTGGCGGTCTCCACCTTCACCGGGTCAGACACCACCTGCTCCATCGGGGGCGTTCAGTTCGCCGCCAACTTCGACACCGACGCCAATACCACCGTCGACAACCTCGTGGCGCTGGTGAATGCGGACCCCACGGTGTCTCCTCTGGTGACGGCGTCTCGCGTCGGAGGGCAGATGCATGTGGTGGCTAACGCCGCCGGAAACGCAGGCAATGCCATCACCGTCCATGGCAACGGACTCAACACGCCGCCGTACAACGGGACGGGATGGGTGACCGAGCCATCCGTCCGGCATCTGGTGAATGGTTTCAACGGGGCCATCCAGAACGCCACCCCCAGCATCCTTTTCTGCAACGTGCCTCCCGTTGGCACCACGCTGGGCGTCACCCCCAGCATGATTACTGAGCTCAACGCCCTCAACGCCCTCATCAATGCCTACGTCGGGGCCGGCGTGACGGTGGTGGACGTCAACACCGCCATGTACGACGCAGGCAACCACGACAACCTCAACCCCGCTTACGACATCGGCGGCGGGCTGGCCGGCTACCTCAACGATGCAGGACACACCGCCATGGTAGCCCTGCTGGACCCGCTGCTCCCATAGGAGACCGCATGGAAACCGCATCGCAGTTTCAGCAAATCATGGCCGACAACCCCAACAACCCCTTTGCCGGTGACGACCGGCTCTGGGTCCGCTTTGAGATGGTGCCGGTGGAGGACCCGGAGAAGTCGGCCGCCGAAGGCCGCACCATCTGCGTCGACGTGCCGCACATCGAAATCCGCACCCCGGGGGACCGGGACAACATCCTCTACCGAGTGATGACGGACCTGGACAAGCAGCGCTTCCGGAAGCGCTACGAGGAATGGCTCAAGACGCAGTCGGATGAGCCGACCGAGGGCACCCCGCTGAGCGAGTGCCCCATCTTCAAGAAGCGGGAAGTCGAAGAGTGCCGCTACATGAACATTTACACCCTCGAGCAGCTGTGCGCGCTCTCGGATGCCCACGTGAAGAAGGACCGGGGGCTCTACCAGTACCGAGAGAAGGCCAAGGGCTACCTCGACGTCTCGCTTCGGGGCAAGGAGGCCAGCAAGCTCCAGGCCGAGAAGGACGCCCTGGAGAATCGCTTCGCCACGCAGGCGGCCGCCGTGGCCGAGCAGGCGGCGCTCATCAAGCAGCTGCAGGCCCAGCTGGTGGCCATGGCCGGCAGCGTGGCCGAGAAGCAGGGCAAGTAAATGGCGCAGGAGCCCACTCCCGGCATCGGCTGGCTGCAGGCGCAGTTCTCCTCCATCGGGACGCTGATTAACAACGTCGCGGTGGAGTGCGGACTCAGTGCGTCTACGGCCCCGCTGTCGTCGACAGACCCCAACTTCGTCCAGATGGTGGTGCTGGCGAACAAGCTGGGGAAGCAGCTGCTCCGGCGCTGTGAGTGGCAGCTCCTGAACCGCACCTACTCCTTCACCACCAACAGCAGCGGGCCGCCGACACCGGACGTCACGTTCTACCCCCTGCCCAACGACTTCAACCGGATGATTAACCAGACGGCCTGGAATCGGACCAGCCGTCTGCCCATGGCCGGCCCGCTGACGGCCCAGGGCTGGGAGTGGCTGGTGGGGCTCGTCTCCAACCAGTTCACCATCTACCTGGGCTTCCGGCCCTGGGGTGGAACGTTCGCCGTCTACCCCAGTCCCAACCCGGCGGCGCAAACCATCGCCTTCGAGTACCAGAGCAACGCCTGGGTGCAGCCGGCAGGGACGACGACGCTCGACCAGCGGGCCCAGGTGGTGTCCGCTCCGGGGGACATCCCGCTCTTCGATGAGCTGATGTTCCAGTGCGGCCTGAAGGCAGCCTTCCTCGCCGCCAAGGGCTTCGACTCGAGCGCAGCGGCTGCTGAATTCGACTCCGCCGTGGACAATGCCGTGGGCTCGGACGTCGGGGCGCCAAAGCTCAACATGAGCGACTCCGGCTGGGGCATGCGCTACCTGGATGCGTTGAACAACGTCCCGCCCTCTGGATTCGGGACGCCCTGATGCCCGCTCTGTACGCACGGCAGCAGGCGCTCAAGACGGTGACGGGGTTGTCGCCTACCGGCGGCATCAACTCCGTCGCCGCGCTGAGCGCCATGCAGCCTGACGAGTGCGTACAGATGGAGAACCTCCTGCCCGGAGCCGGCGGCGCGCAGTCCCGGCTGGGCAGCACCGTCCACACTGCGAATGTCGGCTACACCTACGCCGTCAGCACCTACACCCCACCGACGACGGCCACCGCCACCTGCGTCATCAACGGCGTCAGCTTCACGGCGACGTTTGCCACCAACGCCGACACCACCATCAACAACCTGATGGCCCTCATCCGGGCCAACTCCGGCGTCAACGCCCTGGTGACGGTGTCCCTCACCCCCAGCCACCACATGCTGGTGCAGGCGAAGGCCCTGGGCGTTGCTGGCAACGGCATCACCACCACCAGCAACGCCGCCAATGGTGCTTCGTGCTCTGCCGGAGCCACGGCGGGCGGCGTCTCCAGCACCCTCGGCAACTACACCGTCATCCCGTTCCATGGCGTGGACGGCACCCACGACAAGCTCTTCGTGGCCACCAACCAGGGCATCTTCGACTGCAGCGTCACCGGGGCCACGCCCATCCTCTCCATCGCTTTCGCCAGCCCGGCGGGGTTGGCTGGCGTCGGCAGCTCGACCAACTTCTCCAGCGTCGGGGACCACTTCTGCGTCTACTGCGATGAGGTCAACGGCTACTACCTCTACACGGAGACCGCCGGCACTTGGCAACGGGTCGGTACGGGGACTCCCAGCATCTCCGTCTTCACTCCGCCCAACGCAGCGACTGCCACCTGCGTCATCAACGGGACGACGTACGTCCCCACCTTCGACACGGATGCCGGGACGACCATCGTCAACCTGATGGCCGTCATCCAGTCGGACCCGGTGGCCAACGCGCTGGTCAAGCTGTCGTCCGACGGGACGCTGATGACGGTGACGGCCGTCATTCCTGGAAGCGCAGGGGACGGCATCACCACCACCACCGACGGAGCCAACGGAGCCGCCTTCTCGGCCGTAGCGACTGCCGGCGGCACGGATGGCGTGTACGGGGACGTCGACCCGCACGACTTCGTCTTCCCCTGTGTCTGGATGCGCCGGCTCTGGTTTTGCGAGCGGGGGAGCAGCAACGGCTGGTTCCTCCCGTTCGACTCCGTCTTTGGGGAGGCCCACGCCTTCAACTTCGGGGCGAGCCAGCCAGCCGGCGGCGCGCTGAAGTGCATGGCCAACTGGACGGTCGACTCGGGGGCCGGGGTCGGCAACAACCTGGTCGTCGTCTCCGAGGCCGGAAACGTCAGCGTCTACGGCGGGACGGACCCGGACGTGGCCGGCCAGTTCCAGCTCACCGGCGTGTGGTTCATCGGGGGGACGCCTGTCGGACGGAACATCACCACGGGGGACGGCGGAGACGTCCTGGTTGTCACCAACCTGGGCGTCATGTCGCTGGCCCACTACCTCCAGGGCCTCTCGCTGGCAGACCGAAGTCTCTACGCCACGAAGAACATCCAGAACATTATCGCGGACGAAGTGCAGCGCAGCGCGACGCTCCGAGGCTGGCAGATTGTCACCACCCCGGATGAGCAGGCCATCATCCTCACCGTCCCGCAGCAGGTGGGTGACCCCATCTGCTACGCGGCCCCGTACGCCACGCGCAACTGGTGCAAGCTGACCGGCCGACCCTCGGCGTCCTTCGGCGTCTGGCTGAACAAGCTCTACTTCGTCGAGGCCGGCACCCAGTCCAACTTGATGGAAGTGACGGGCTCGCTGGATGACGTGCAGCTCGACGGCTCCGGGGGCCAGCCGATTCCCTGGACCGTCTTCGGCAGCTTCCAGGGGTACGGGACGCCTGCGGTGCGCAAGCGGGTGCAGATGATTCGCCCGTACTTCACCACCACCGGCAACCCGGTGAATTACTCGGTGGTGCCGCGCTTCGACTACGACTTAACGGCCCCGCCGCCGGCCACCACCCCGGCCATTATTCCCGCCGGTGCGCTGTGGGACTCGGCGCTGTGGGACGTGGCGCTCTGGGGCTCCGGCACCACCACCGTCGTCCCGTTCTCCCAACTCATTGGAGGCTTCGGGCAGGGGCATGTGGTGGCCGTCGCCATGACGGGCTTCTCCACCGAGCCGACGACGCTGGTGCAGGTGGACGTCTTCTATGAAGAGGGCTCGTTCTGGTGAAGCTCCACTCCGGACAGGAGCCGTGGGTCCTCGACTGGCTCTGCCGCCGGGTGGATTTCCTCTTGCCGCCGAACACCCACTGCATCTGGGGCCTGGGTGACGACGGGGCCATCCTCGGCGCGATGGGCTTCGGGGGCCGGATGGGCAAGACGTGGGGAAGCATCTCCATTGCCCTGGCCGAGCCTCGAGCGGCGGTGCCCGTCGTCCGCGCGGGCTCCTGCTGGCTCTTCGGGACGCAGAGCGCACGCGCCGGCTACGTCAGCATCTCCAGTCGGCGGGAGACGTGGATTCGCTCGCTCGTAAAAACAGTAGGATTCACAGAAATTGACCGGGTGCCGAGTGGCATCAGCCCTCGAGAGGACCTGGTTATCCTCAAGCTGACGTCCAAGTCGTGTCGTCCCTGGCAGGCAGAATTGAAGAAGCTTCGAGCGTTGCACGCTCGGGAGGTTGGATAGATGCCCGGAATGTTTGGCGGTGGCGGGATGAGCCAGGAAGACATCCAGAAGACTGCGGAGACGCAGGCCCGCCTGAATCGCATCAACACCTCCAGCCCCATCTACGGCGGAACGCAGTACACCCAGGACCCGAACACCGGGCAGTACAGCGAGACGCAGACGCTGTCTCCCTACGGGCAGCAGCGTTTCGATATGGCCCAGGGCCTCCTGGGTCGCGTCGGCGGTGAGCTGCAGCCGCTGGACACCTCGAGCCTGACCGACATCTCCATGTCGCCGGACTACGAGTCCCAGCAGCAACAGCAGGCCTACGGCTTCGCCAAGAGCCAGCTGGACCCTCAGTGGAACGTCCAGGAGCAGCAACTCAAGGGGCAGATGGCCGCGCAGGGACTGCACCCGGGAGACCCGGGCTACCAGCAGGCCATGGACCAGTTCCAGGCCTCCAAAAACCAGGCCTACAACCAAGCGCAGATGGGCTCGTACCAGCAGGGAGCCCAGGCCGGTGCCACTCGCCAGCAGTCACGCATCGCCACCGAACAGGCGCAGATTGCCCAGCAGCTGCAGAAGTCCGGCTGGAGCCTGGCGCAAGTCAACGCCCTGATGAGCGGACTGCCCGGTGCTCCGTCTGGCCAAGCCTCACCCATCGACATCCTTGGCCCTCAGATGCAGCAGTCGATGCAGAACCAGCAGCTGCAGGCCCAGTTCGGAAACAATCTCCTGGGCGGAGCGGCCGGGGCCTTGTTCGGCCTGTCCGACGTCAACGCCAAGGAAGACTTCACCGACGCGGCGCCGGCCATCGAAGAGTTCCTCGAGTCAGCGAC